CATTGACGCTTGCCATGGCACCGCCGGAGATGGCGCCACCGACACCGGCCAGAGCAATGTCACCCAGCTTCTCAAAGACGACCTTCTTCTCGGCTTCCTCGCGGCTCAGGTTCTGGTCCATCATGTAGGTGCGGACAGACTGCTCGTAGGTGCTGTTGCCGCGCATGATAGCGATGTCGGAGAGGATGTTGGCGATCTCGGTGAAGATTTCTTCGCTGGCCTCGACTGCAGCCTGCTTACCCGGCTCACGGGTCAACTGCCTCAGTGCTTCCTTCCAGCTGGTAGGCTCCTTCATAGAGAGCAGGCGTTCCACGCTGAAGTGCTCAAACAAGGCTTCGGCTGCACCCGCGGCGAAACCGGCTGCGAGAGCCTGCTTATTCGTACCGCCGCGGTTGATTACGTCCGTCAGAGTAGTAGATGCAGCAGAACCACCCATGAAGAGAATGGATGCTCTACCGAGAGTGGCTACCTGTGTTACGCTGTCTACGACGGACAGTCCGGTGTCATACATGAACTTGCAGGCGTTGCCGACCGTCTCGTTGTCAAAGTCGGCAACGATTTCCTCTCCGACAGCCTGACGCAGGGTCTGGACGTAGTTCGTCACGTCCATGTTACTGGTGTTCAGGGGAACGTACGTACTCAGATCACCGGTGTCATTATGCCCGATGTTGCCCAGCAGAGCACCGGCGTAATCCAGACCTTTGAAGGGAGAGTGGAGAACGCTTGTGATAGAGGCAGCTGTACGGTGCCGCTTCGCGTAATCCTCCCACTCCTGACGGCGGGCCTCGTAGGAGAGAGCGTCTCGCTGGGTCTGCTCGTACTGGGTCAGGCGGTCGTAGTCATAACCCATATCCTCCAGAGCCTTCACGTGCTCGGACTGCTTCGCTCGCAACTGGTCCAAAAGAGCCGCCATGTCCACGGTGCCGTACTTTTCCTTCAGCATCATCTTGGCGTTCTCACCGTAGGCATTACCGCTGTTGGTTTGAGCGGCACCCATCACAGAGAGCACCTTGTCGATGTCGGTCTGGAAATCCTTGGCCTTCTTGTAGTGGTCGCTGGCGTCCGCGTCGGAACTGATGCGGGAGAGCTTGATCTGGTTTTCGAGGTCGTAGTACTGTCCGGTCACCGCGCTGAACTGGCTGTCCAGAGAGTAGTAGACATCGCGGGCCTCGTCCTTGCTGGCGTACTTCGCATCGGGATGGCTGGCAGCACCGGTCAGTCCTGCACTCTCCCACAGCCTCATGTTCTCCCAGTCGGTCTTGGCCTTGTCTCGTGCAGCCCCCAGCTCTTTGGCTCTTGCGTCGAGATCAGTCAGCGCTTCATCCTGCAGAGCGTGATAGCGATTGACATAGCCGTTGTAGTAAGCCAGATTGTCGAGGTAGCGCTCTCTGGCTTTGTTGTACGCCTTGATATTCTCTTCGCTGGGGTCTCTGTTCATCTTAGCTTCCAGCTCATCCAGTTCTTTAACACCGGCCTCCAGCTTCTTGCTATAGGAGTCCAGTCCGGTCTGAACCTGCTCCGAATTTGCTTTTGCTGTTGACTCGGCAGCCATTTCGCGCAGAGACTCGTGGACTCTCTGCACCGGTGTCGACTGGCTTCGCTCCAGTTGGTTTTGGTACCCCGGGAGAAGATCCGTGTTAAGAGAGATTTTCTCCTGTGCTTTTTCAGAAGGCAGCGTCACCTTCGGGGTCTCGATGCCAAGGCTCTCCTTCCGCTCCCTATACGCTGCGCCGATAGCTGCACCGGTGGCGGCAATTTCCTCGCGACGCTTCTCCGCGTCGGCGAAGACCTTATCAACGTCTCCCCATTTGTTCTGTAAAAAACTGCTGATTTTAGCCATTCTGTTTTACCACCTCATCTTTTAAGAGAAGCCGAGCATCAACAGGACTTGATTGATGACCTTTGGCTCGTTTTCCCTGGAGTACCCCAGATTCTTCTCAAGGAAATCGTATACGCCATCCGCGTTTAATCCACGAAGATCATACTTCTGCAAAATAGCAGCAGCGACCTGCTTGTGCCTCAGCTCCTCTTCGCTCAGTGCTTGCGACTCATACTTCCCGTTCTGCGTCTTGACGTTGTACTCCTGCATATTCGTAATCCAAGCAGTCAGGGCTTCACCCTCGCTGGAGTAGCCGAGTTCATTGTGGTGCTCCTTCACATACGCTTCGATCGCGTCCGCATCAGCATCTGTGCCGCCGCTTGCGTACTGCTTTGCCCAAGAACGCACGTCGTCAAAAGTCATGGTACCGCCGCTGTCCCTACCACCGCCACCGCCGCCGCCACTGCCCTTCGCGGCAGCGGCAAGCTGAGAGGCGGTAAGGTAGTCCTGTGCCTGCTGACTGGTCATACCCATAGCCGCAAGCTGGGAGGCAGAGGGCATAACACCGATGGAGAGCAGAACCTCACCGGCGCTGGCCAGTTTACTCTCGTCCGCTTTCTGGGCGCTGAGAGTAGGACTGCCCTTGTACTCACCCATCAGTTCGCCCACGCTCAGTTCAAACTCCGCCGTCCACTGCTGCATCTGCGCGTTGAACTGGGTGGCAGAGAGCGCATACTCAAGGCCCCACTGCTCCAGCTGCATCAGCTGACTAAGGTAGGTCTGGGTGAGCTGGAGCAGCTGGTCAGCCTTCTGGAACTCGCCCTGTGCCCGGAGGTCAGCGATCTGGCGGGCGGTATCGGTGGAGAGCTTGGTCTGTGCTTGGTTGACTGCGAGGCGGTTCTTTGCGGCGTTGGCCATGATGAGGTCGTACTGTGCCTCGCCAATGCCGCCGCGGTCTCCACGTGCCTCGCTGTAGAGTGCGCTGTTGTCCAGAGCCACACGCTCATCACGGCTCACCTGATCGCGCTGGGTCTGGAACTGCTCCTGCGCGTCTTCCTCCGCCCGCTGCAGTTCGGTGATGCCCTGCTGGGTAGCGTAGTCGATCCGGAGACTGGATTGCTTCTTCGCCTCGTCCAGCCAAGCGTCCAGATAGTCCTTCAGCCCCTGACCGGCGTCGGGGTCAACGGTAGGCATCTGGGGCGCCGTGGTCTGGGGTGCCGTCGGTTGGGTCTGCTGCCGACCGGCTATGTACTTAGAGCCGTCCCCGCCGCCGCTGTAGCCTCCGTTGGCTGCTCCGGCGCGGATAGCCTCTGCCTGTCGGTGCGCCTCTTCCGCAGCAGCGTTATCACCGGCGGCCTTTGCAGCGAGATACTGCGCACTTAGTTTCTCGATCTTCGCCACGTCAGACGCGGACAGGTTCTCCTTGTCGTGTGTGCTGGAGACGCCGGTGTACCCGTTCTGCTGTACGCCCGTAGACGAGGTACTCCCCCGGCTGGCGGCATACTCGTCCGCGAACTGGGTGGTACCGGGCTGCGCGGTAGGCTGGGTCTGGGCAGCAGGGGTAGTCGTAGTCTGGGGTGCGGGGGTAGTCGTGGTCTGTGTCGCAGAGGTGCTGCCGGATTTCTTTTTCTTGTTCGCGGTGCTCGTTACGGAAGTGTTCACCGCGTTCGCAACAGCACCGGCGATACCGGCAACGGATTTTGCCATATTAGCCTAACCTCCCTTTTACTCAGTCTTCATCGCCTGATGCAGAGCCAGAACCGCAGCTTCGATGGCGGCGTCCACTTCAGGCTCGTTAATGTCAAAACCGTGCTGCATCATAATGAACTGAGCGTACTCTTTTCTTGCCGCGCCGTCCTGCTGGTAATAGAGCTGCTGCGCCGCCTGTACGGCGATTTCAGCCCACACCAGCATATCTTCGCGCTCGGTGGACGTAGTGTGCTCCTTGATCCAAGGAACGGCGTAGCGCAGTGCCAGAGCGCACAGGACAGCGATAACTGCGTTGATAATGGGTGTCAAATCAATCATGTGTCATTCCTCCGTAGTGTCGGGGTCTTCCCCTCTCCAAATCTTGCCGATGCGGATAGCCGCCAGCGCCACGGTCTCAACGCCGCCTGCGCCCAGAGTGTACTGGATCAGGGTATCCGGCACACTCTGGAATACGCAGAACAGCACCACCATGGCGGTGATAAACACGAGCAGGAAGATACCGAGCACCAGCAAAACGATGTTGCTTGTCTTCATCAGCTCAGTACCTCCCAATCATTGATTTCCTGATAGATATGGTCGATGAAACTGTTACCGCCCAGAGCCTTGTATGCTTTGTAGAGGTAAACAATGTTCTCATACTCATACTGTCGGATTTTCTTCGCCTCTCTGTGGCGATAGTAGGTGTGCAGGATCTCACTGCGTAAGAGACAGCGCTGCCCGTCACGGACGTCGTTGAGACCCAGCACTTTGTTACGAATAGGCTTGACCATGAGGCAGATGCAAGCGGCGATACCGGTGATTGCACCTGCCAGCTCTGCCATCAAGAGTAGTGTTTCCATTGGTCAGTCTGATCCTTTCTTCTTATCCTTTCCAGCGGCTCTTGGTCGGTCTCGTGTCCACATGGGTGAACGTGTCGTAGCGCCCCACGCCGCCGGAGTTTCCCAGCACCTTTTCGGCGTAGTCAGCCACCGCCGCCGGGTCAACACCCTTCACCACGATGTCTGCTGCCGCGCCGTAGAGATGCTGGGAAAAAGCCGCACCGCCGACCTCTTTATTGTGGCTGGCGGTGCGGTATGCACTGTTGATAATCACCGGGGCATTGAAGTGGCCGCGGATCTTTTGAAGCAGGTATCCCAGCTTATAAGAGATGAACACGGGATCGCTGCCATCCTTGCAGGCGAACTCCTTCACCTTGAAGTTGCGGAAGACCGTGGTGTTGCCGTCCTCTTTCAGACTGAACACATAAACCGTGGTCACTTCACACCCTCCTTCAGCTTTGCGCGGGTCAGCTTGCCGCACTTGCCGTCTGCCTCGAGACCGGCATTCATCTGGAACAGTTTCAGTGCGGCGACCGACTTGCTGCCGAACACGCCGTCCACTGCCACGCCCCAGCCGCTGCGACTGAGCATCCACTGCACCCACTTGGCTCCGTTTCCGCGGCTGCCGTTTTTCACTGTCAGGGTGGGTTCCTTGAAGGGACAGGGACTCTTACTCTTGTCGATCCAGATGGCGAGGAGACCCTGCACACGGCGGGCGGAGTTGATGTTGCCGTAGTCGCTGGCGATCTGTACGCTGCCGCCGCCATCGAGTACCATCGCGTCCGCGCAGCCCTGCGCAAGCATCGTGTTCTGGGCGTGGCGGATGGAGATGTTGTCGGTGGTGCTGTAGATCACCAGAGACCCGTCGTGCTTGAACCCCATGGAGGTTCTGGGCTTGCTGCCGCCCATGCCGGGGTCGATGTACATATCCAGCTTCTTGCCGTCCTTGAGCATGGCAATGACCGCGAAGTAGTTGTCCCACTTGCTCATGTCATTGCTCATGGTCATGCGGGACTGTCCGTCGTCGAAACCGTAGCCCCAGTAGGTGTACTTGTCGTCGCTGAGCACCTTGCCCGCATCCTTGACGTCGCAGACAGCTTTGAAGGTCTTCATGTCGTAGAGCCAGCAGTTAATCACGATGTCGGCTCCCGTGTCCTTGCGGATCTGTGCTGCGGTCTTCTTGCCTGTGTTTACGATCAGGTCAAATCTCGTGGGTCGCACCGTGATAATCATAATCAGATCTCCTTGAACTTCTCTCCGTCAACCACGAGGAAATGACGGTCCGCCATGAAAGCGTCGGTCTCAAAGCCGATGGGAGAGACAACCTTGCCCTTCTCCACCTTGACGCACTCGAAACCGCCGACCTGAACATCCACCATGGCCCAGCCGGTAACCTCGCCGTGCTTGAGGTTCTCCACGGTAGTGGCCTTCTGCTCGGGGGTCATAATGTTCCAGCGGGTCTCCAGACGGATGTTGCTCTTGTGCTCCTTGAGCAGCTCGTTGGCCTGCTCGGGAGTCATCTCGGGGGTAGTGTAATAGAGGTTGATGATTTCAGAAACAGTCATAGTAAAATCCTCCTTAGTGTTTATACGTGTTTGCCGGTAATTTTCTAATTAAAAGCAGAAAGCGGGTGCAACACCATAGGTACCAGTGGCGGTGGCCGTTCCGACTACACCAGTTTTGCTAACTGTGCAGAAATTCGAACCGCCGGTATTGCGAGGAGAGCGCAGCCACCAAACGGTAGTAGACATCGTCCCGGTTCCAAAAGACGACGGCGCATACTTTATCATGCTGCGGCCCTCTGCATAGTAGGCATACTGGCTTCCCTCTCCGCTGTAAGAGTTGACAACAGCTCCATCCACCTCCACTTCTGACAACAGAAACAACGTTTCGCTCGACGTTGTGATAGTCGAACTGCCACGGCCCACAGCGGTTTTCTTCGATACGGGCTTCACTGCCGCCTGCGCCGCGTCTGGCATTAAAGCGAGCAAGGCCGGCAGATGCGTTTTTTTCATGTCACAAGCAGTCCAGACGTTTGCGTTGGTGGTCGTGTTGTGCATCCTGTTTTTCTCCACATAGCAATCATGCATCTGGAAGGTCAGCGGAGCGGTGCCGCCGCCAGTATAGGTGTCGTGATTTTTGCCAATAATATCAACGGCATACTCTGTCCCGTTAATAAGCATCTTCTTCTGGTCGCCCACCACCCATGTGTCTGGAACACTACCGCTCTGGCAAGCGGCAATAATCTGTTCCCAAGTGTTGTTCTCAAACACGGGGTCGTATCCAGACCAGCACTGCCTCGCCACGCCATCAACACCCGCAAACAGGCCTGTAAGTTCACGGGCCACACCGTCTACGCCGATATAGGCCTTTATGATTTTGCGAGCTACATTATCCACACCTGCATAAAGACTCATACCCGCTCACCTCACTCGTAGACGAAGTAGAGGTTACCGGTGGCCAGCTCAGAGACACCGGCCTCCAGATCCACATCGGAGATCGTGATGTTGCGGAGACCGTTGAGGTTCAGCGCAAGGTTCTGTGCGCGGACGAGACCGGGGAAGGTACCGGCGGTTATGGTGCTGGCAGACTGGGTGTGACTGGCATCGGCCTTTCCAGCCGCGGTGGTCTTGGCCTCTTCAGCCGCAGTGCTGGCAGCAGCAGCCGCATCAGCAGCGCCAGAGATCAGCTCACGGATATCAGCGTGTGCCGCAGGGTTTGTGTTGTGGCCAGACAGTCCAATTCCGACTTCAGTCTGGACCATATTCTTAGGATCCCAGTATTCTTCCGTTACCGACTCGTCGGTGCTCAGGAAATAAGCTTTAACTCCGCCGTCGCTCACACTTGCAGGGGGGCAGAAGCAAATCTCGGAGTCCTCGTACCAGTGACGCACCAGACACTGCGTCATGCCGGGCTGCACCACAACTGCGATGCTCTTCCCTGCTCTCAGCAGTTCCTGCACCGCCGCAAAGGTGTGGTCGCAGGTATAGCCGCCGTCGCCGTCCCAGATGAGAGAAACCACGGTAGCACCGGAGCCGCCACCGATAATCTCCGTAGTGAGACCGTTCTTATCAAGAGTGATCTTGGTAAAGCTGCCGTCAGCTGCCGGGGTGCTGGTAAAGCTGTAGGAGCCGGGGTTGAAGGAACAGGTGCTGAGTGTATAGCACTCTCTGGTCTCCGTGTTCACACCGATGGTAAACTTGTGGTTGCCGAACACAGGCAGCATCAGGCTGGACCACGTATGGTCGCAGGTGAAAGAGCCGTTGCCGTCAGGGGTGAACGACACCACGTGGGGCGCGGCCTCCTCCTTTACGCTTTCCAGACTGTAGCTGAGACTGTCATAGTCTACCAGCGCATAGAAGTCGCCGCCGAAAGTTTCCTCGTGATCCCAGTTCAAAGTGTCGTATACAGTCTTGATAACGAGACCCACTTCACCGTAGAGGTTGGTAACGCGACCAAAGTCCACCCGGTCGATATTTTCCAAGTTGCCGTAGCAACAGTTGTAGAGGGGGTACACGAAGTTGTCGCTGTCCACGAACACAGCGTTTCGTCCGGCAAGCAGCGCAGCCTTGAGTTCAGCGAAAGTCTTATCCAACCCGCTGTCGGAGTCGTAGTCCTGCGAAATAACAAACAGACCCGCGGCCTCCAGCGCGGCGCGGATGTCCTCGTGGGCGGTCGGATCTGTGTTGTGCGCCCCAACCAGCTGAGACACGACAGCCGTGACATCACCACCGGCGATCTCTGCGGCATCTGCAGCACTCTTCGCGGCAGCCGCTGCGCTCTTCTCTGCTGCGCTCTTGGCAGTCTCTGCGGTAGTTGCGCTCTGTGCCGCTGCGGTCTGGGACTGTCTGGCGGCCTCTGCAGCTGCGGTGGCCTCAGACTCAGCCGTGGCCGCGCCGGATCGAGCCGTCTCGGCCTCTTGCTGCGCGGTCTCTGCTGCGGACACCGCCTCCGCCAGATCGGTTGCGCTCTGTGCTGCGTCATTCTTATACTCTTCAGCGGTAATCATGGCAGCCTCCGCCGCTTGCTGCGCCGTCTGGGCGGAAGTCAGTGCCGCCTGTGCCTCTGCTGCAGAGCCCTCGGCGGATGCGAAAGACTCAGCTGCCGCCGTTGCAGATGCCTCCGCGGAAAGCTGAGACGCACGGGCAAGACTCTGAGCATCCTCCGCTACGCGCTTTGCCGCTGCGGCGTCTTCAAATGCTTGCTCAGCGGCTCTCTGTGCATCTTCGGCATTCTTGGCTGCTCCGGTAGAGTCCTTCTTGGCAGCCTCGGCAACCTGTGCCGCAGCCATAGCGCCCACACCAGTCTCGACCAGCTGGTCAAACCAGTTCTGCAACGCATTGGGCACGTTGGTATCGTCAGGCGTGGAAACAGCAGGTTCCACTCTCGTCTTCCACGTCTCACTTTTCTTCAAGGAGTCGCCGACATAGTAGCGCAGTTCAGCCTGACCCTGATAACCGGGCAGCGCAGTGTCCGTCTCAGTGATTGGCCAGTACGCGATGTTGTCCTCCTGAATAAGAGCAACCGGGTATGGTACAGACTCGCCGGGGCGGACCGCAGCCAGAACAAGAACCCCCTCACCATAGGTTTCGCGCCACTCAGAAAAGTCAAACACGATTGCTCTGACGAGATGTTCTCTCGCGTGTCCGAGGGAAATGACAGCCCCCGGTACAGCTTGAATTTTAATCATGTCTCATCTCTCCTTTTTAACCAAACACAAAGTAGGTGAACTTGTCACCGGTCTTGTTCCATTGTCCGTTAGGTACCGCGTCCTCGTAGTTGCTCCAAGAACCGTCCTTGCTGGTGATGCCGTCCGCCCACCAAGACACGCTTCTTTCTCCCCATGTAATGTTCCAGCGAGAACCGTAGGACCAACCGGCACGACTGGTTGGGTACGGAACCGGCATAGTCGTCACTCCGTTGGCGATGACCAGAGGCTCGCCCCCGGACAGAGGGCAGATAATCAGGAGCTTGGGGTTAAACTGGAACTGCAGCACATTGGGGTTCTCGGAACCCACCAAACCGTTTCCGGTGTAGCTTCCGCTGGCACACAGCATTCTGGTGCCAACCTGTCCGAGCGGCTCGTAGGTATAGCCGTCGCTCTCGGCGGGGGGATACGCGGCTCCGTCGGCGCTGTTCACATAGTCCACCAGAACACCGTCTGCGGAATAACGCGCCCAAACGAAGTCGTTGGCGAAACCGGCATTCAACCGGGCCAGTTTGGCGAATACAGCAGCAGGTGTGGCATCGCTACCGAGACCGAGAGCAGCCTTGGTATCGCCGGAAAGAGTGTCCTCTTTCGCGTAGCCGGGGTGCTGCTCAGAGACAAGCAGTCCGTCTTCGCCCAGAGTAGCCACGCCACCGGGTACCGCGCGGGCGTCTTCCGGGATGGCACGGATACCCTCAGGCGTAATACCGGTTACTTCACTGATTTCAACAGACACCGGTTCGCCGTTTGCGTCGAAGCCTACCAGCTGGCTGGGTGTGCCGATAAACTTCTTCATTGCATAGTTTTCGATCGCGGGCAGGAGGATCTCGTTGAGGTAGGCCTTTACGGCGTTGGGGTGATACTGGAGGTCCTCCCGAACCGTCTTTTCTTCCTCTACCCAAGTGGGAAAGTCCACAGGGTTTGTCCAGTCTCGCTCATACTGGAGCGTAGGAAAAGCGGACATTTATCTATCCCTCCCTAAGAATTTGTAGTAGATTTCAGCCGACACGATGGCCAGATCCTGTCGAGGCTCGTTGTTGTAGAGCCGCATGGCGAAGTGTCGGATGTGTCGGCAGCCGGGTTTGCGCTTGGCCACGTGGGCATAGCGCTGAAGACCAAGCTGTCGGTAAGAAAGGTTGCGGGGTGCCAGCCGCCAGCCGAACGAGCGGATGTTCGTCAGGTCGCGGCGGGTCTCATAGTCTGTCTGGTAAGTGATCTCCACCTCGCTGTCCGTGTCGCTGCGAACCGTGAAGACGCAGTACAGGATGTCCTTGAGTCTGTCGTAAGTGCCAAAGAACTGAGGCGGGAACTGATAGACTTTCTCAATCGCGGCTCCGTAGTCGCTGAAGGTGCGGGCGAACTCGGTCACTCTTCCCTGCGCGTCCAGATGGTAGCTGACACGCTCGGTGCGGAGATAGCCGATACCCGCAACTCCGGTGAAGTAGAACCAGCTGGGATCACTCCACTCACTGAGCAGGTAGTCCCAGAGGTACACCTGACCGCCTACACACAGCCAATAGTGGTTGTCGTCGTCGAACCCGCACACCGTATCTGCGTCCGCAGCGGCCAGAGCATCCAACAGACCCGCTCTCTGCTTTGTGCCGTTGACATTGCGGCTGAGACACACCACGTTGTTTTCGTAAGCTGCGCTGGAGTCCCGGACCATGTGGACGCCGTTTGCGCTATTGCAGAAGACGATGTTGTTGTTGACCAGTTGGATCGTCCACGGCAGGTCACAGCCTGTCTTGCTGTTGATGTTCACATAGGTCAGGGAGATCGAGTCGCGCTCGTCCACCGTCACGATGCTGTAGGAGCACCGGCCAACACTTCTCTCCTTGAGCACGATGAGGCTGCCATACTGCTTTCCAAAGCCCGTGATGGACTCCTCCGTGTCTCCGGCGAGGTTATAGTTGATGATAGGCCAGTACGCTGCGTTCATGCTCAGATCGTCGTTGGCGTTCCAGAACATGGCGTTGGGCTGGGCAGGACAGCCACCCAGCACGATGCAGATGGCCGCATCGGCGCCGTAGACCGCCGCGTACTTGCAGTCCATGATGCTGCTCATGGCTCCTGCGTTGGCTTTCTCGTATGTGATAACCACTGTGTTGTTGGTGGGCGGATTGGTTACGGGGGGCGCGGTGTCAAAGGTGACAGTACCGGCCTCGGTGTCCACGGTGTAGCCGCTTGTCAGAACCACGTCATCTACCTTCACCTCTACCACGCTGTCCAGCTGACCCAGCGGCAGGCGATACACGTTCACGCCCTCCTTGGCGTTGTACCAGACCTCCTTGCGGCTGCTCAGTCGGTTCTCGGGTTGGTAGGTGTCTCCGGCTCCGGTCTCGGGGTCAGTGTTCAAAAGGATGATGGGTGTGTAGGCCAGTTCCCGGACATCCCGCGCGGCAAAGGCACCCTCGAAGTACTCGATACGGTAGAAACCTCCGCGGTTCTTGTAGAACAGCCACTCAAAGTATCGGAAGAAGGTTCCCCGGTTTTCAGGTACACCGGAGCACAGCTCGTGCAGGGTGTCTGTGGAACCCTCAGTCATGTCTCGGTAATACAGCTTGTCCCCGATGTGGAAGAAACCGCAGTCCCAGAATGCGGCGCCGTAACAGGCATAGCCGATGCCGAGTCTCTCATCCGTCACGAAACGCTGTCCGTCGCGGCACTGGAGAATACCGTCCTGCCACCAGAGGTTCTTCATATCGGGGCTTTGGTTTGCATCCAGTCGGTAGTCCAGTTCCCACAGGTTCAGGCCGCCGTCCAGCCGGGGGAAGTCAACCACCTTGACTGCGTGTTTACCCGGAACAGATACCTTCACAGGCCACACCCCCAATTCGCGGCGAAGTGATAGACATCATCCACAGGGGCAACCTCCATACGGATACCCGGCGAGATGCGTCCCAAGCGGCTCTCGTAGTCGTTGTAGAGCGTGGCGTAGGCGAACTCATCCTCCAGCCGGAGCAGATTTGCGGCGGCGTAATAGCAGGCGGCGTGGATCACTTCCAGATCCTCATCCACGCTGAAGTTATCCGCCGGGTCGAGGGGCAGCTGCACCGGGTAGCAGTAGTACTCCACGGTATACTGATCCTCGGTCTTCGGGGTCAGAATGTAGTCTTTCCCAAGGAGTTTGTAGGTGTTGGTCTTGCGGAACTTGCCGTCCCGAATAACCGACACGCCGCCGCTTTTGAGACTCCAGAAATCTGCGGGGAGTCTGTAACGGAGCATCCCGCCGTACTCTTCTCCGTTCAGCAGCGGCAGCACCACGGGGTCGGGCTTAACGAGGGTGCGGATATTTACCAGTCCCTCGTTGAACAGCTGCGGGATGCGGTTGAGGTAGTCCGCCTGATTGTTGTAGTTCACAGCCACAGGCGTACCTGCCATGGTGTACTGATTGATGTGACTGAGAACGGTTCTCTTGATTTCGGAATAAAGCATATAACCGCTCCTTCTACTTATGAAAAAAGGCCAGAGGACGGGTACTCCCCCGTCACCCGTTCATTACTGAAGACGGGAGAAAAGCTCCCTGCTCGAAACGGGCCGCTCAAAGGCGCTCTGGCATAGGTTGTCAAAATTGTGGGGACCCCTGTTACGGGGTCCCCTGTTTCGTGATTAGGTTCGACTGATCAGCCATCAGCGGGGGCGGTACCGTGGTAGTACACGGCATCGGCCTTGTTGTTCAGGACGAAGCAATCGTAGATCATGCGACCCTCGACCAGCCAGCCGGAGATACCGGGGGTATCCTCGTGGATCTTGTACTCGCTCAGCTGCTTGGGAGCAGTGGCAGCGATGGGATGGGTCAGGATGAAGTCGCAGCCCTCGGGCAGACGGGTCTTGGGAACCTTGACGATCTTGATGCCGTCGCACTCACCCATGATGCCCTTCAGGATCATCTCCTGAGACAGGTTGCCGTAGCGCATGAAAGCCTGATCCTGCTTGAGCAGGTTGGCGAACTTGTAGGAGCAGAAGCAGACACGGCCCTTGTCGGGAACGTTCTTGTCGCCCAGAACCTCCTGAGCCTTCAGGAACTCCTCATAAGCGTTGGTCTTGGTCACGGTGGTGGCAGCGGTGTTGCCGTTGGCGACAGCAGCCTTGGCCAGAGTGTTGAAGACATAGGTGTCGTACTCGGGGATCACGACCTCACGCATCTGGCGGGACAGGGCCTTACCGGCGTCCAGCACCATCTGGCTCTGGAGCTTGTCGCCCTTGTCGATGATGAAGGTCCAGCCGCGGTCCTTGTTGATGGTCAGGGCCTGAACCTCGGTGCCCAGATCCTCGGGAGTGCCGTAACGGTTGGCACCGCTGCGGGTGTAGTCGTTCATGGCGACCACGGGGATGGAGTAGACGTTGACGGTCTTGACTCCGGTGAACTTGTAATCGTTGTTCAGAGCCATAGCGGCCTGAGACTCACGGTAGAAACGCTCGTCGATCTTCTCGGCGAACTTAGAAGCATAGTTCTGTGCCATTGGTAGTTACAATTCCTTTCTAAAAATAAAAGTCATCGCAGTCCAACGGCGGCAATATTCAGTTGTGGGTTGGCTTACCAGTCGTCGCTGTCAAACCCTGCCAGCAGATCGCTCTTGGGCTTGGGTGCAGCGCCACCACCGGTCACTCCCTTTACGGGAGCCTTTGCCGCCGCAGCTGCGTTTTGTTTCAGTACTGCGTTTTCCTTTTTCAAGGAGGCGGCGGCTTTGCTGGTCTGTTTCTCCTTGTACGCGATGTATGCCATGAGGAGGTTGGCGCCGTTGGCTACTGCCTTGGCTACCTCGTCGGGCATCTCGGTAAAGTTGGGATACAGAGCACGAAGCTGCTCCACTTCGGCAGCGAGGTCTCGCTCCTGCGCTGGAGCGGTTTCCTTGGCCTTGGGAGGTTCGGTTTCCTTGGGTGCGGCGTAGATGTCCTCCAGCTCCGCAGCGAAAGAAGTATCAGACTTCTCCTCTTCGGTAAGCTCGAAGCTCCTACCCGTCACATGAGAGGCGACCATGTGGGCGTGTGCCTCGGTCATGCCGTTTCGGACTTCATCCTGAAATGCGGCAATGTACTTGGCCTTCGCCTGCTTTTCAAGGTAGCGGTCATAGGCAGCTGCCTTCTGGCCCCATGCCTTCAGCTCGTCGTCGCTCATGCTGTCGATATCCACATCGCGGTCCTCGTGGTTCACCTTCAGCTTCACAATTCTCGGTGCCTTCGCTGCGGGTTCCGTCTGGCCGGACGGTTCCTCTTCAGGTTCGGCATCGGCGCTTCGGTCTTGTTCCTCGGTCGAGTCGTCGTCGGTCATGGTGAGACCGTCTTCCTCGGTTTGGGTATCGCTGTCCTCGCCGGTAGCAGCATCCTCCGCGCCCTCTTCAGACTCGTCAGCCTGAGAAGTACCGCCGGACCAGCTGTCCACCTTGAAGAAGTCGTCGCCCTCGCTCCAGCCGTCAGGGAGCATAGTGTCGTCCTCTTCGACGAGATCAGTGACCATCAGTTCGTCTTCGTTCATTGCTTGTCTCCTTTCTCCCCATGGTGAGGGGAGTCAGTAATATATGACCAACCCGACCCAGAGACTTGGTGTGAGTCACGGGGTCGGGTTTTGTCCTTTATTGCGCCCGCAGATTTCCTTGGGCAAGTGCCGTCTTCTTGGCGATGTTGGGCAGGTTCTCAAACCCCGCTTCTGCGCTCATAGGGAGGCCCTGTACCGCCTTATCCTCGCTCAACTGCCCCAGCATGGCTGCGGCAGCTCCGGCTCCTTCAGCGCCCATGTTGGGGCCTTGGAGAGGAGAACCGGGCTTGGGCAGCGCCGCACCGGCAGCGGCGTTTGCCTGCGTACCTTCGGCGATGCGTCCCTTCAGCTCGTCGATCAGTTCCTGCTTCTTGGGGATCAGCTTGTCGGGGATACGCTCCAGATACTGGATCACGTCCAGAGTGCCGTCCTGACGCAGGTTGTCCAGCGTCTGGGTCATGGCGATCTCGGAGAAGTAAGTAGTAGCGCCAACATCCACGCGCAGGTTCAGCCACAGGTGCTTGAACTGGCTGAAGTCGAACTCCTGCACGATCTTGCGTACTACCTTCTGGGTCTTCATCTGTCCGGTCATGGGATCGAGACTGGGGACGCCGCCGGGGCCGACCACCAGTTCCTCGAACTCGTGGTCCACCACAACGGGTCTCGTGCCGTAGTAGGTACCCATGAAGTCCAGCAGAATAGCGCCTACGTCCTCCACCCACTCGTACAGGTTGGAGCGGATGTTCTCCAGAGGCACCTCAGAGTTGGTCTGCAGCACCATCAGAGCAGAGGTGTTGTCGGGCTTGACGTTACCCATTTGGGCGTCAGTGGCGCCGAGGCACTCCTTGGTGTATGCCATGGCCTTGTCGATGAGGGTGAAGATCTGGTTGGTCATCTCCGCAGGCTGCAGGTTATATGCCACTTGGGAGATGCTCTGTCCGGGCTGGAGACCGTGGACGCCGATGGCCTGTCCCACCTCATTGGTCCATGCAGAGATCAGGTCAGCGTTGTATACGGTCTTGGGGAAAGCCATCAGCTGCATGTGGCGCATGGCTGTGGCGAACATGCTGTTAATGAAGATCTGGTTGTTGATGAGGCCGGTCACCAGAGCGCGTCCGTGGTACTGGTTCTTCTGCTTCTCCCAGTTGCCCCATGCGATGGGATAGCGTGTAAGACCGGTGTCCACGTCCTCGTAGATGATGGCGTTGCGGGTGCTCTTGGTGACGTGAACGGTGGTCTTCAGAGCCTTGACCGGACGCTTCTTGGCGATGGGCAGACCGTTGGCATCGTGCAGCTCGTTGCCCTTCTCATCGGTGTCGTAGACCGGCAGGCCGTCCTTGTCCAGCACGTCCTCCATCATGGTCTCGCCGGTGTTGGGGTCGATCTGGTCAACCTCTTCGGTCACCTTGGTGTAGAGCAGGATGTACAGAGCCTTGCCGTTTCCGTCGTCGCCGGTGATCTCGGTCTTACCGCCCACGCCGGTGAACTTGTCGTGCTCCTCGTCAGGCTGGAACACGCTGTCCATCAGCTTGTCATCGGTGTCGTTGGCGGTGCCGCTCTTGTAGAGTTTCTTGTTCTTCTTGAAGCGCTGGGCCTCGAAGGCAAGGCTGTCAACGGTGTCGCGGCCTACCACGATGATGTAGGGCTGGGTCTCCACGCGGCGGTCGTTGGGGTTGCCGAACATCACGTTGATGCCGTCCACCAGTTCCATCTGGATCTCGCCTCGGTGAGCACCAAAAGCGCCGCCGTAGGGCAGAGCGTCTGCGTCATAATAGAAGTGAGCCGCATAGTCACCGGTCTGGGCGCCGTCAAACAGCGCTTCACGGATGCGGTAGTCGAACTTGAATTTCTCCAGCAGATTACTGACTTCCGCGGTGGCGAACTGTGCGGCATCGTGATGGGGGTCTTCCAGATTGGTACCGTCATAGTAGGCCAGAGGTTCAAAGCGTAACGCGACACCGGAAGATGTCAGGGACGCAATGAACAGACTGGCCACGCGCTTGAGGATGTTGAAGGTGGGTTTCGCCAGTCCTCTCATGGCGGGGGTGTCAGGCAAATGCAGCCACTGATTGCCGATGAAGAACTCCGTATTGGTGTTCACCAGATTGTACTGGTTGGGCACCAGACGGTTGTTGTAGTTCACGCCGTCTTCGTAGAGCTTCCATGCGCGGGTGATGTTGTTCTCTCTCATCCGTTAATCCTCCCCGCTCTTCTCTTTATCTACGGAGGTGTACATCCCGTAGGCGTGTTCAGGAGTGTAGTTCTGCACGAGACGAAATGCCTCCTGCTGCTGGATCAGTCTCTTGCGCTCCTCTTCGTCAAGCTCCTTGGCAGTCTGGACAGCCGTGCGCTCACGCGCCCAGCTGTGCGCCCACC